ACGACGTCGCTGTGGACGCGGGTGATGATCGCCGCATAGGGGCCTTGGCCCATGCCCGGCGTCTGCCTGTTGGCGTCCTCGATGAAGTAGTGGACGATGCGTCCGACGGTCGGTTTCATGCGCCTGCCTTTGCGTGCTGCCGTTCGCGGGGCGCGGGTTTGGACGCCGTGCCCCTCCGTGGCTTTTTTTGGTCGTCGGCATTTTGGTTGCGGAGGCCAGATTCGAACTGGCGACCTCTTGGTTATGAGCCAAGCGAGCTACCGCTGCTCTACCCCGCAAAACTCGTTGTCAGTCCCAATTGCCCTCGATCGCGCCGAGGGCTTTGAGCGTGCCAAACTGCGCGCGCGTAAGCGTCGCCGTCTCGCCGGGCGCATAGGTCTTGGCGCCGTCGACGATATTGAAGACCGCAACAAAGTCTTTGCGATCCTCCTCAGTCGGCGCTTTCTCTGCCTCCGGCGGCGGCTTTATCTGCGGCGACGGCGGATTTTCCGTCATAGCGGGGCTTTCCGATTGCGCTGCGGAAACGCCCGTGGGCGAGGGAGTCTGTTCGGACGTTGTCGCGCTCTGCGGCTTCTTGGCCATGTCGCCTCGCTTAGGAGATCGCGTTCTGGATAAGCGCGCCGGCCGCTTTGCAAACGACGAGCTCGTTGATCTGCTCGCCGACGCGAATGACTCTGCCGCCCTTGAGCCCGATGTTGGGATCGACCATGTCGCCGGCGACACGCGTCCCGAAAGTGGGAGAGAAGCCCCAGGTAACGCCACCTTCATCAGTGCGCTGAATGCTGCGATCGAGATAGGTGAAGGCGATATGCTTTCCCCACACGCGCTGCATATTGACCGGCTGCCCCTTGCGCGCCGTATTCACATAGCCTGCGCCGATCAGCACATTCTGCAGCTCGAAATATCTGGCGAATTCCTCGCGGGTGACCTTGCCGTCGCCCTGCGTCGTTCCCTTGATCGCCTGCACCAACTTCGTCTGCTTGCGCAGCTTCTGCCAGACGCTCTCGCTCATCACGCATGTGTTGGGACGGAAGATCAGCACGCCATTCAGCGCCTGATCGATCTTGGCCTCCGGATCTCCGGTGTCTACGTCGAACCGGTCAGCGGCGTTCGCCAAGGCTATGATATTCGCCGCCTCGTAACTCGCCGCGCTCTGCACTTTTGCCGCGACCCGGATCTCCCGATCGAGCGCGACAAGATTGGTCAGCATCGCGGTCGCGCGCGCCTCCGGATCATAGTTTGAGAGCTTTTGCTCGCGCTGCGCCCGCGCGGTGTCGATGTCCGACTGAGGGATCGAATCCTGCAAGCCGTAGGATTCGACGAATCCGCTCCGCTCCTCCCCCGAAAATTCGACCTCGCCGACCTTGCCCTTGCGGCCGACCTTGGTGTCGGGAACCGTGAAGCCCTCCGCGAGCGGATATTCAGTCCATTTGAACGTCTCGCCGGGAACCTCGACGCGCGGCATGGCCTGATCTGCGATGAGTGCGACTGAGGGATTGACGTAGCCAATGGCGATGCCGGTCAGCGCGGGGTTGACGGTGAAGGGGCGGTTGGGGGCCATGTTTGCCTCGATTGCTAAGCTGTGCGGAGTTGATCAGCCAGGCGATTAGCCGGCGATGACGGACGGTGCGACGAGATAGGGAAAAATGTCGCCGGCCACGGCGGGAACGAGCGCCTTGCCGATGACATGGCGCGCCGCCCCCGCGGCGAAGGCCGCCGGAACCGCAGCCCCATTAGCGTCGGTCGTCAGAAGATCGCCTGCCGCGATCGCCCCTCCGGCGACGACTTCGTCAACGCCGCCCATTGCCACATCGACCACCTCGCCAGCCGCCTTTGCGGCAAGGGCGAGGACGCCAGCAATCTTGTCGGTCGCCGCGGTCGCCGGCGCCACCTCGCCGCGATTGGCGGTGAATTTGACGATCGTCTTGGCGCCCGCAGCGCCGGTGATCGTGAAGCTTTTGAACCAGGCGTTCGCGCTCATGTCGGTTCCCTCAAGCGAGATAGGGGCAAGGTTCGCTTAGGCGGCGTCCCGAGAAAGACTGTCGCGCAGCGCTGTCATCGCAGACAGGAAGTCCGCAGACTCGCCGCTCTCGACCATTTTGTTCGCCTTCGCCGCAAGCTGCGTCGGCGAAAACGCCGCCAAGGCCGCAGCGCCCTCTTCAGGCTTCTTGTCGTCGAGGCCGGATTTCCCGAGGGCTGGGCTCTTCGCCGCGAGGAGCGCCTTGACGCTCTCGAAGCCGGAGTCGGTGGCGCAGAGCTGCGCGTAATGATCCTTCTCGGCCGGCAGGATTTTCTTTTCCTTCAGCGCGCCTTCGATCAGCGCGTCGACGCGCGCCTTGCGCCCAGCCATTTCGATCTCGGTAAGTTTCGTCTGGGAAGCAGCGAGCTGGGCGACGAGCTCGTCGTGGTTCTTCTTTGGCACGAAGCCGGCGCTGAGCGCGTCAAGCAGGGCTGCTTCATTCGCGCCAGCGGTCACGCCGAGCGCGGCGGCAAGTTTATCCATTTTCGACTCCTTCGAAGATGCGGCGGCGAGAGCCTTCTGACCGCCGAGAGCGGGCGCCGTGACGAGCGCGACCGAGCGCAGCCAGGTCGTCACGCCTTCAGGCGTGTGAAAGAAATCCGGCGAGAGGAACCGATAGGATTTCGCGGCGAGCAGCGACTTGCCTTCGGCGAGCCATTCGACCTTGCCCTGCAGCGCGCCGCCTTCGACGCGCAGCTCGTTGATCCAGCCGATGGCGTCGGCGCGGGCACCGGTTCGCGCCGCATGGTGCGTGGCGTGATTGACGTCGATCGGCACCGCGACGCCGTCCGCCTTGAAGCGCGCCATCAGCGCTGCGGCGTCTACATCGTAGCTTCTCCCGTCTCGCGTATCGATCCGGCCGACTTTCGGAAAGATCGTGATCCATTCGGGCGGCGTCTCCCCGGGAGGGAGAGCGGCGGCGAGGGCATGGATCGTGAAATCGGCTTGCGGAGCGGTCGTCATTGCGCGCAAACTGCGCTTGCGGCCCGCGTCGCTTGGCTACGAAAATTTTCTGGTCACGCGCCGTGCGGAAGAGAGCGAAGCGATTTTCGGTTCAGCGGCGCGAAAATGACCCGCTCGCCAATCGCAGCTCACCCCTCCAAATAAAATCGACGTTAAAGGCCCATTGAACGCCGTGGGCGCGTTTTTCAAACCGCCTCGCCCGGATGGAGCGGATTTTTGGATTCGGGCGCCGGCGGGCCGTTTCTGGCGGTTCTCATTTCGGGCGGTTGAAGGTGCGCGGCGCTCGGCCTATATCGGAGGTCGTGACGGCGCAAAGTCGAGCAGCCGGCCGCTTGAGGCCGCGGAGGGGTGGCGTCCTCCCCGTCACGAATCTTCGCCAACTATGCGGCGATGTTTTCGCCGGAGCCGCAGAACCTCGTCCAGCCGTGTCCGCAGGAATGTTTGGACGCGTAGGTAGCGCGCGCCGGATCGCGCGATGACGAGTTTCCACCACACGCCGTCGATCTCGCGGAGGACCGTGCGAAAGTTGTCGCCGCGCCCTTCGTCGACGATTTCGCCGCCGTCAACGAGCGACTGGACGAGCCCAAACGTTTCCGGGTCGACTGCCTGATGCTTATCGACCTTTCGATGGACAGTGTTGTTCCATGCGACGATTAGAGGTCCTCTCGCGTTCATTTGCGCGATGAAGCGTCCCGCGTGGGCGACCGGCAAGCCGATGGGCTCGCTTTTCGACAGGCCCATGAGGAGTTTCGGCGCGGGCGAATTGACGATCTCGGCGATACGCGCCCGCGCCGCATCTTCGCCGGCCGCCTCCAGCCGGGCGCTGACATTGTCGACGAGCGTCTTGGCGCGTGAGAGGCCGGGATTGGTTCCCCAGCCGGGATCGATGCCGACGGGCACATGGGTGATCTCACCCGTGCGGCGGTTGACGAATGGCCTCGTCTCGATCGTGGGCGGCTCCAGCAGATAATCGCCCGTCGCGGCCCGCCGCTGATATTCGAAGCGCGTGATCTGGCGCACGCTGCATTTGCAGCCCCAGCCATTGGGCGGGAAATGCGTCGCCCAGAAGTTATCGTCGACCGGCAGCATGACGCCGACAAACGCGAGATGCTGCTCGCGCGGATTGGCGCTCGCCGTGCGCACATAGAGGAGAAAGGGGAGTCCCGCCTTCGTGCGCTGAATGCGTTCCCACTGTCCCGCCGCGCGGGCTGTCCGCACATTCGACCAGAAGATCGTTTCGAGCCGCGCCGGCCGTGAGAAGTCGACGATCTTCGATTTCCATTTGCCGGTCGGATCGTCGACCTTGCGCTTGCCATACCAGCCGAGCGCCTGCAGTTCCGGAATGAGCTTCTCGCGCCAGCTCTCGAAGCCCTCGCCCTTGTCGATCGCGCGCTGCATGCTGGTCTTGAAAAGCGTCAGCAATTCGAGGTCGACGGCCTTGGCGACGGTGAAGGAATAGGCGTGCTCCTGCGCCCACACATCCTGCCAGCTGAAAGCGGGCTTGAGGCTCTTCTCTTCGAAATAGCGCGTGATCTCGGGCGGCGTCTGAAAACCGCGCGTGACGGGCTTGCGCATTGGGCGCTAGTCTCTCACGTCGCCGAGACCGCGAGACTTCGCGGTCGCCCGCGCCAGCGCCTCTTGGAGCGGCGTGGAATCGATGTCCGCCTTTTCGATATTGGCGAGCGCTTCTTCAAAGCTTTCCGCCTTTCCAACGGCGGCGAGCAGCCCCGCGAGCAACGGATCCCGGATCTCGCGCCAGTCGGACAGCGCCTCGTCGACGAGCGCGTCAGTATCTTCAAGCGCGGTCACATCCGCTG